GTTGACCGTGTAAACTTACACGGCAGGGGTTTGGGTTTCGCTCCGTTGTTCAGGACGGATTTCTGAACAACTTAAGTATAGCCGAAGTGGGTGTTTATGTCAACCCCTTATATAAAACGACGCATTTACGCAGGGGTGAAAACTTAATGCCGCCCGTGCATACCTGTTTTACTCTCCCCTACCGCAGCACTTCCGGCAGGAACTCGTCCGGCACCCACTTGCCGCCGTCCTGCAGCCGGACGATCTCGTTTATCAGCCTGTTGCCACTTAGCTGCTGCAGCCGCTCTGTCTCGTAGGCGGTCAGGTCTTCCAGCTGCTTCGGTGTGTGCACGGGTTTCACTGTGATGTCAGCGAGGGTCAGGTCTATCCGCAAGTTGGCGTGCAAGGCAGCGGCCAGCTTTTCCAGTGTGGCTACGTTCACGTCGCAGCTGGTCTGTTTCTCCAGTTTGGAGATGGTGGCTTGCCGCACACCGCTGGCTTCGGCGAGTTGGGCTTGGGTCAACTTACGCGCCTTACGCGCCTTACGCAGGTCGGCAGCGAAGAACTTGAACAGGAAGGCTCGGTACATGGGGTGGGTGTCCTCTGTTGGCTTATACGGTGGAGCGTATTATGGCGCTTTTAGATTATGCGGTGTAGCGTGTAAATGGGAATATGCGGTGGAGCGTATGGCATACTGTGCAGCGTATAATGGTTATGCGGTGCAGCGTATAGAGCGAGTGAGTCTCTTTTAGCTACGTCAGTGAGGGCGGGATTTTGGCGTAAGGGCGTAAGAAACTTACGCGGCGTTCTTACGCGGTTTGTTACGAGCGGAAATGCAGTGGTGGTATGGAGAGAGAGAGAGATAAATGAAAATGTAATATGTAATACAAGAAACAACATACCCCCGGGGACCCCAATATGCGGTGCAGCGTATATATACGTTGTAAGAGATATTCTGCCTCCCAAATCCCCTAAGTACTCTGAAAAACGTCTTACGCCCTTACAATCCAGTGGTGGCCTGACCAGAGCGCCTTACGGCCCTTCTTACGCTCTTACGCGTTGGGCACTTTTCACGCTGTGCTTTACAGGCAACACGTGGGGGTGTGACATTTTGATATTTATGCCACACGCTATTATGGGGGCGTGTAAACTTACACGGGGCAGCGCAACACGACGGGCGCTCACCTGTTGGCTACGGTCATCAACGGGCGTGCAAGTTTACACGGGCCGCAACCTGTCGGGCGCTCACCTGTTGGCTACGGTCATCATTTGGTCCCCCATTTGCGCGGCGTCGGGCGCTCACCTCTGGGAACGGTCTCGGAATGACCCCAGATTTCAGGGGCCGGGTCGGGCCGTCCGGGGTCCGGGCGAGGGTCCGGACAAAAGAAAGCCCCCATGCCTTGCGGCATGGGGGCCAGTAGAAGGGAGGGTCTAGGGTTTAGAAGCGGCGCTTCGTCATTAGTGCCATGCGGTAGCGTTCCCTTGCTTCCGCCACTGTCGCATAGGGTCCGACTAGGCAATGGTCATACGGAGCCGGGAAGTAGTAGCGACCATAAGGGTCCGACTCGATTTCGACGTGGTCTACCATGAAAGCCAGAACGTCGAAAAGCATGACGGTAACCGGCGGGTTGTGGTTGTCGTTAGAGGGTTGCATTTGCGTTGCTCCAATAAGGGGAAAGGGTGGCCGCCCCTTGCGGGGCGGCCTAGGTGGGATGGGTTAGACCTTGGTTTTCCCGGGGTAGGAAGCCCTTGCCGTGGTCCGGGGCTTGCGAACCGTCCCCTTGGCCGGGGCCTTGCCCTTGCCCTTAGGCTTGAGGCTATCGTTCACGGCTTTCTGTACCGCCTTAAGCCCCGATGCGCCTTTGTAATGGGTGATGATATTCCCATAAAGCTCCATCGCCGTCGTATCCTTCGCGTCCCGCTTATCAGCCGGAATGCGATAGCCGCGCTTGTATGCCGTGGTCGCGTTCTGCAAGGCGAAGTCTGCGTACTCCTTCGCATTGCCTTGGCCCCGTTCGTTAGAGGCCTCCTTGTACCCCGCCGCTTCAAGCGAATACCCGACCACGTTTGCCCATGAACGCCGGGCCGTGGAACGCGTCGCCTTGTTCCCTTGCAGCGTTTTGACCTCAATGTACTTGTCAATGTAGCGGAGGCGGACCGCCTCATTCGTTGCCTTGCGCTTTTCGTCCGTGGTCGCGCTCCAATGGGCGTTGTCGCCAGCTTTACCGAGCATCACGTTAAGCTTAGCGCCGATAGCGCGGCCCGATTGTTCCGCCTCCGCTCCCTTGCGAAGGTATTCGTGAATGGCCGCCTCAAAGCTTTTGCCAAAGGCTTCCGTCTGCGCCTTGTCCGCGCCAGTCAGTGAATAACCCGCCATGCGTTCTTCGCGGGCCGCTTCAAGAGCGGAGGGGACCTTAGCAGCGCGGGGCTTGCGAGCGGCCTTCGCCTTGGCCGGGGCTTCCACAACCGGGGCCGGGGCTTGCACGGCGGAAGCGTTCATGAACGCGGCTTTGATACGATTAAACATTTGCAGTCTCTTTCTAGGTTTGCCCGGAACGGAATGTCCCGGCGCAAGAGAAAGAATGAGGCAAGTGGTTGCCTATGTCAACCCGTGTAAAGTTACACGGGCGCACACAACCGGGAACGGTCTCTAACCCGTTGATATTGTTACACTTTTGGGAGGGGGGGTGGGGGGTCGATAACCTATACGTGTGCCGCGTGGGACGGGATGGCACCCCCCTGAATGGCAGTTGGGACTCCGGGGCTCGCGTGTACTTAGTAATCTACGCAAACAACTACCCCTGCCCAAAGCCAACCCATCTAGTTAACATAGGAAACCCCCCCGTCACTATTTGAAAACCAGACCCCCGGGGGGTATATTTGTGTTTTCAGAAGTTCGATGTATAGCGGGACCACTGGGGCTGCTTTGCAGCTGCTTACACAAAGACAAATCAGTGGTCGAAATAGAGCCCACACGTGAACACCGCGTCCCTTATGACGTCAGCGACGACCTGACAGGGTCGTTTCTTGAGGAAATGGCGGTGGCAGGGAACACTGCTGAGATGCAGCAGGTGCTGGGCGCTGCGCTGGGCGTGAAACCAGACCTCGACTTTGCCAAAGAGCACGACAAGAAGTTCACGGAAGCCATGAAAACCCGGGACGCTGCTGCGCTGCGCGACCCTGCGATGGCTTTGACTACAGCGGCTTTCCTGCGGACCTACGGAAGCCAGTTGGCGATGGACGCGGCGGGTATTCGTACAGCCATTACCAACAAACTGGTCGAGATTGCCGACTGCGGCGACACCAAATACGAGTTGAAGGCGCTGGAACTGCTGGGCAGGCACTCCGACATAGGCCTGTTTACCGAGCGCAGCGAAGTTACCATCAACTACAAGAGCCCCGGCGAGCTCGAAAGTGCCATCCGCGACCGGGTCCAGCGCCTGATGAACGCAAATATCATCGACGTAACCCCAAAACAGCCAACACACGACATCTTCGACGAGCCAGCACCACCCGTAGCCAAGCGTAGGCCAGCCGCCCCCGAGAGTGCGGAGTGAGCTACAGCGCCGCCTCGCTAAAAGACATCGAGAAAGTCCTCCCGCTGCTGACCGTGCGGGAGCAGGAGCAGCTTCTTGCGGAGTTGGACAAGCTCACCGAGATGCGGGAGCAGGAGCAGGCCCAGAAGAAGTTCGTGCCGTTCGTCAAGAAGATGTGGCCCGGGTTTATCGACGGCAGGCACCACAACATCATTGGCGAGGCCTTCGAACGGGTGAATAACGGCACCCTGAAGCGGCTTATCATCTGCATGCCGCCACGACATACGAAGTCGGAGTTCGGCTCCTTCCTGCTCCCAGCATGGTTTTTGGGCAATCATCCCGGCAAAAAGGTCATCCAAGCGTCACACACTGCCGAGTTGGCCGTGGGCTTCGGGCGCAAGGTGCGTAACCTCGTTGACACCGACCGCTACCGCAAGGTTTTCCCTGATCTGCAGCTGCAGTCCGACTCCAAGGCCGCTGGACGCTGGAACACCAGTGCAGGCGGCGACTACTTCGCCATTGGTATCTCGGGTGCCGTCACCGGCAAGGGCGCTGACGTGCTCATCATCGACGACCCGCACTCTGAACAAGAGGCTGCGCTGGCCGAGGTGAACCCGGAAATCTACGACAAGACCTACGAGTGGTTCACTTCCGGGCCTAGACAGCGCCTGCAGCCCGGCGGGGCTATCGTTATCATTATGACCCGCTGGTCCAAACGGGACCTCGTGGGGCGCGTGCTGGAAGCCGCTGCACAGCGGGGTGGCGAGGACTGGGAGGTCATTGAGTTTCCGGCCATCCTGCCGTCAGGCAAGCCGACGTGGCCCGAGTTCTGGCCGCTGAAGGAACTGGAGGCCCTGAAGGAAGAACTGCCGAACTCCAAGTGGATGGCGCAGTACCAGCAGCAGCCAACCAGCGACACCAGCGCCATCATCAAGCGCGAATGGTGGCAGAAATGGCCCCACGAGGACCCGCCGCAGATCGAGTTCACCCTGCAGTCGTGGGATACGGCGTTCGAGAAGTCACAGCGGTCCGACTATTCGGCGCTTACCACTTGGGGTGTTTTCTACAAGGATGACCCGGACACGGGCACGCAGCAGGCCAACATCATCCTGCTTAACGCCTTTCGGGAGCGCATGGAGTTTCCGCGCCTGAAGCAGAAGGCGATACAGGAGTACAACGACTGGCAGCCGGACAGCGTCATTATCGAGAAAAAGGCCTCCGGTGCACCGCTGGTCTACGAGATGCGGGCTATGGGCATCCCTGTACAGGACTTTACCCCCACCAAGGGCAACGACAAGATTAGTCGTCTCAACGCCTGCAGTGACATCTTTGCCTCCGGCAGGGTCTGGGCACCCAACACCCACTGGGCCGAGGAGGTCATCGAGGAGGTGGCCAGCTTCCCGGCAGGTAGCCATGACGACTACGTCGACAGCACATCCATGGCCCTCATGCGGTTCCGCAAGGGCGGCTACATTAGCACTAATCTCGACGAGCCAGAAGAAGTGCGTTACTTCAAGAGTAACCGCAGCAAGGGATATTACTGATGGCCGACATCGACAAGGCGCTGAACCAAGCCCCGCTGGGCCTAGACTTCTTGGAAGACCTCGGTGGCGACGAGCCCGTGCTGGAGATCGAGATCGAGATCGACCGCGAGGAAGCCGAGGACATGGACGACGCCTACGACGAGGCGGAGGACGAGGAGTTCAACGAGAACCTCGCCGAGGACATGGACGACAGCGTTCTTGAGTCTCTAGCCGGTGACCTGCTGGGCGAGTTTGACGACGACATCAGTTCCCGCAAGGACTGGATACAGACCTACGTCGACGGTCTGGAGCTTCTCGGCATGAAAATCGAGGAGCGTACGGAACCGTGGCCCGGCGCGTGCGGGGTGTACCACCCGCTGCTGAGCGAGGCGCTGGTCAAGTTCCAAGCCGAGACCATGATGGAGACCTTCCCCGCTGCGGGGCCGGTCAAGACGCAGATCATCGGCAAGGAAACGCAGGACAAGAAGGACGCCGCCGAGCGCGTGCAGGTAGACATGAACTACCAGCTGACTGAGCGCATGGTGGAGTACCGCCCGGAGCATGAGCGCATGCTGTGGGGCCTCGGGCTGGCGGGTAATGCGTTCAAGAAGGTCTATTACGACCCCTCGCTGCAGCGGCAGGTGTCGCAGTTCATCCCGGCGGAGGACGTGGTGGTGCCCTACGGGGCGTCTAACCTGCAGACCAGCGAGCGCGTCACCCACGTCATGCGCAAGTCACCCAACGAGGTGAAAAAGCTGCAGAAGGGCGGCTTCTACCGTGATGTCGAGCTTGCTGACCCCTCCGACAACTTCGACGAGGTGGAGAAGAAGATCGCCGAGCAGATGGGGTTCAGCGCGTCGTCGGACGACCGCTACAAGCTGCTGGAGATGCACGTCGACTTGGACCTGCAGGGTTATGAAGACAAGGACAGCGGTAAGCCCACAGGCATCGCCCTGCCTTACGTCGTCACTATCGAGAAGGGTACGCAGACTATCCTCGCCATCCGCCGCAACTGGCACCCTGACGACGAGAACAAGACCAAGCGCAACCACTTCGTCCACTACTCCTACATCCCGGGCTTCGGCTTCTACGCTTTCGGCCTCATCCACCTGATCGGTGCGTTTGCAAAGTCCGGCACGGCGCTTATCCGCCAGCTGGTGGACGCGGGCACCCTGTCTAACCTGCCGGGTGGCTTCAAGACCAAAGGCCTGCGGGTCAAGGGTGACGACACCCCCATCGGTCCGGGTGAGTGGCGCGACGTGGACGTGGCCAGTGGGACCATGCGCGACAACATCATGCCGCTCCCCTATAAGGAGCCTAGCCAAGTCCTCTACACTCTACTCGGCACTATCGTGGACGAGGGGCGTCGGTTCGCCAGCGCTGCTGACCTCAAGGTCAGTGATATGTCCGCCCAGTCGCCCGTGGGCACGACGCTGGCTATCCTTGAGCGTACGCTGAAAGTCATGTCCGCCGTGCAGGCGCGCATCCACTACTCGATGCGCCAAGAGTTCCGGCTGCTCAAGGACATCATCCGGGACTACACCTCGGACGACTACCAGTATGACCCCGAGGACGGCACGCGCAGCGCCAAGAAGGACGACTACGACGCGGTTGATGTCATCCCGGTAAGCGACCCTAACGCTGCTACGATGGCGCAGAAGGTCGTGCAGTACCAAGCCGTCATGCAGATGGCCCAAGGGGCTCCGCAACTCTACAACCTGCCTTACCTGCACCGGCAGATGCTGGACGTGCTGGGCGTGCGCAACGCAGAGAAGCTCATCCCCATCGACGACGACCTGACGCCGACCGACCCGGTGTCGGAAAACATGAACATTATCAACGGCAAGCCGGTCAAGGCGTTCATCTACCAAGACCACGACGCCCACATCGCCGTCCACATGGCGGCTATTCAGGACCCGGAAATCCAGAAGGTCGTGGGTCAGAGCCCCGCCGCCCAGTCCATGATGGCCGCTATGGCGGCGCACATCTCGGAACACGTGGCGTTCGCCTACCGCAAGAAGATCGAGGATGCGGCTGGCGTGCCTTACCCGGCACCGGACGCCAAGATGGACGAGGCCACCGAACTGGAGATTTCCCGTCTGGCAGCAGCGTCGGCATCCAAGGTGCTGAAGGAAAGCCAACAGAAGGCACAACAGCAGCAAGCCCAACAGCAGGCTCAGGACCCCATCGTGCAGATGCAGAAGGAAGAACTTCAGCTGCAAGGCAGAGAGGTCGCCATCAAGGAGGCCGACAGCAAGATCAAGCAGCAGAAGGTCCTCATCGACGCTGCAGCTACGAAGGACAAGATGGACATCGAGCGCGAGCGCATCGCTTCGGCAGAGCGCATCGCGGGCCTGCAGGTCGGGGCAAAGGTGTCCACGGCCAAGGGCCAACTGGAGTCCAAGGACAAGCTGGAAGGCATGCGCCTTGGGGTAGACGTGGCCAAGGAAACCGAGGCCATGAAAGTGCGTAACCAACAACCCGTGGCTCCGCAAACAGAGCCCGCAAAAGGAGATAACTAATGGACAGCGGTGTCCTTAGACACATCGTAAGCCGCATCGACGAGGAGATCGTCAAGTCCAGCACACAGCTGGGTGAAGGCAAGGCTGCGGACTACGGAGACTACAAGTGGCGCTGCGGCATCGTCCGTGGCTACCTGCTTGCCAAAGGCATCATGATGGATGTCACAGACCACATGGAGAACGACGATGGCTAAGCCAAAACTTATCCTTCCAGAGCACTACACCCAAGACAACGACGCGCCCATCAGTGAAGAGGCCACCGCCCGGGCGGCGAAGCAACTGCCCGACCCCAGTGGTTACCGCATCCTGTGCAGCATCCCGCAGATCGAGAAGGCCTACGACAGCGGCCTGCTCAAGGCGGACATCACGATGCACAACGAGGAACTGCTCACCACGGTGCTGTTCGTCGTCAAGCTTGGACCCGACTGCTACGGCGACAAGACCCGGTTCCCGTCAGGTCCGTGGTGCAAGGAAGGCGACTTCGTCCTCGTGCGCCCGCATGCCGGTACCCGTGTCAAAATCCACGGCATGGAGTTCCGGATTATCAACGACGACGCAGTGGAAGCTGTGGTCGAGGACCCGCGTGGGATTAAGCGCGCTTAAGCAAACAACGCCCCAAGGAGGCGCACATGACTGACACTAACGCCGCAGACTATGAAGACGACTTCGAAGGCTTCGAAGTTGAAGACGAGGCGGTAGACATCGAGGAAGTCGATGATACCCCCGAGGAAGACCGCGACCGTGCCCCCATGCCGAAGGAGCTCGTTGACGAGCTTGAGGCAGATGACCTCGGCGAATACAGCGAGAAGGTCAAACAGCGGCTGAAGCAGCTGAAGAAGGTGTGGCACGACGAGCGACGCGAGAAGGAACGCATCCAGCGCGAGCAGAACGAGGCGGTAAGTATCGCCAAGCGCATCATGGACGAGAACCGGTACCTGAAGGAAACGCTGTCCTCCGGCGAGTCCCAGCTACTTACCAGCTACAAGGATGCCGCTGAGCGCGACATGGCTGCTGCCCGCCGTGACTACATCGCGGCCCACGAGACTGGTGACAGCGAAGGTCTGGTTGCAGCACAGGAGCGCATCACTGCTGCAGCCCTGAGAACTCAGCAGCTGAACGACTACAAATCGTCTTTACAGCGCCCTGTGGAGCAAGTATACCAACCACAAGCCGCTCCGGAAACGCAGCGTGTGGACCCAAAAACGGAAGCGTGGCAAAAGCGCAATACGTGGTGGGGTACAGACGCTGAGATGACCGCCGCTGCACTCGGGCTTCACCAAAAGCTTGAGCAACAGAACGGCAAGGCATTTGTCGGGTCTGACGAATACTGGCGCGCCGTCGATACGACGATGCAGCGCAGGTTCCCGGAGTATTTCGGGGATGAAAAGCCCGCCAAGGGCGAAAAACGACGTCCATCGACGGTCGTTGCTCCGGCTACGCGAAGCACTGCTTCCCGTAAGGTCGTACTCACAAAGTCGCAAGTAGCTCTGGCCAAGAAGTTCGGGTTGACGCCTGAACAGTACGCCCGGGAAGCTATCAAACTGGAGAACAACAATGACTGACATTTTGGACGGCGCTACCCCCGCACAGAACCGTGCACCGCGTGAAGTTGAAACGCGTGCAACCACCGAACGCCCCAAGTCGTGGCAACCGGCAGCAACGCTGCCCGAGCCCGACAAGCAGCCGGGATACGCATACCGTTGGGTGCGCGCATCTCTGCAAGGAACCGCTGACGCCCAGAACATGTCTGCAAAGACGCGCGAAGGGTGGGAGCCGGTCCGCATCGAGGAACAACCGCAGTTCAAGATGATGGTCGACCCCAGCAGCCGGTTTAAAGACAACGTGGAAGTTGCTGGCCTCCTGCTCTGCAAGATGCCCGTCGAGTTCGTCGAACAGCGCGCCGCCTACTATGGCGACAGAACCCGCGCTCAGATGGAGTCGGTCGACAACAACTTC